ATAACAAATCTACGACTCAAAAAAAACTCTATAAGCCTATCAAGGGTGGATAATCAGTGGGGACTGATTTATCAGAGGGATTTCTAACTACCTAATAATTAACTACATTTGCCATGAGACAACAAAATGTTGACAGGATGAATACACCCTATTACCAAAGTATAACTGTAAGAAAAGCTATTGATGAAGTTCTTCAAAAGAACGCTTCAATGTTTGCGAATTTAGGTAACACCTCTACGAAGGATGAGAAAGAACTAGCTAAGCTGAAAGAAAGAGAATCTCTTTTAAGCGTTCGGCATCTTGACCCACAGACTATCGACTCTTTGGTTTTGAATGGTGACTAAGAGTTACATCGGGTCTTACAGAGAGACGGCTAATAGCCGTCTTTTTTTTGTCGTAGATTTGTTATAGTTCAATATCAGTAGTAATGGATGGCCTTGTAAGGAAAATAGTTGTAGGCACTGACTACAAAAATGCAATGGTAGTTAAGGAGGGGCAGGTTGTCATTAAGGGCAAAGCGACTGTTTCCTATATCAAAAAGAATGTTGAGGGGCAGACGTATGATGTATACGTCAATAAAACAGACAGCAATGAGCTGTATTGTTGGAAGCAGTTCCCGATGGCTATTACTTCTGTAGAAAATGAAATTGATTTTTAATGAAGTCACCTTTTTGTTTTGTGGCTAAGCCTGTTGGTGACAGGTACAACAACACAAAAGAAATAGCGGGGGTTGAGTTTATTGTAAACACTTCCGAAGAGGACCATAGATTTTCAAACAGGTACGCTGAAGTTGTTCAGGTTCCGATAGAGAATTTTTACAACATTCAGATTGGTGACATTCTATTGGTCCACCATAATGTGTTTAAGTTTTACAACGACATGAAAGGTCGCCGTAAGAGCGGGGCTAGTTTTTTTAGGGACGACTACTTCTTGATTGAGCATGAGCAGGTGTTTATGTACAAAAGAGATGGAGAGTGGAACTCAGTGGGCAGGCATTCTTTTGTAAAGCCCGTAAAGCCTAAAGGTATGTTCTTGTTTACAGGAGCAGAGTATGAACCTCTTATGGGCGAGATGGTGTATCCAAGTGAATACACCCTTAGTCAAGACATCAAGAAAGGAGACCTGATAAACTTTGCTCCTGAAAGTGAATATGAGTTTGATGTTGATGGTCAGCTCATGTACAGGATAATGGATAGACATATTACAATGCACCGGAATGAACTCCAAGAAAGTTAGGACAGACATTATTGATGCGGCAGAAGAAGCCGTCAAACAACTTATTAAGGTTGCAAAAGAAAAGATTATTACCGAAGACCCTGAAAACGATTTGGCTGCTGATAGGCTTAAAAATGCAGCAGCTACAAAAAAGTTGGCAATCTTCGATGCGTTTGAGATAATATCAAGGATAGAGCAGGAAAGAGAAAGCTTAAATGAAGCGTCAGAAGCAGCAGATAAATCCGTTGGAGGATTTGCAGAAAGAAGGTCAAAGTAGCCTTTATACTGTACTAGACTCTTACATTCCCGGCACGGTTGTGTCGAACAAGAATCGTAGCAAGAGTTGGAAGTATGGCTACGACCCCAAGTATGACGTTGTTGTTATTTCAAAGACAGGAGAGATTGGTGAGGTTGTAGAAATCTCAGGCCTAAAGATTGCTTTGCCTAAAGCGCCAAAAAATGTTTGGTCAAGAAGTAAAAAGAAAGAGGAGCAGTATTGGGAGAGACATGAAATACCCAAGGTCTTAGCCAAGATACAGAGCATCTTCCATTGGAACGAGATGCCCAAGGAGTTTAAGGCAAAGTGGGTGTCATACATAGAAGGAGAGTTTGACAATAGAGAAGACGGCTTTTGGTTCCTGAATAATGGAGAGCCTACATACATTACAGGCTCTCACTATATGTACCTTCAGTGGTCTTCGATTGATGTAGGGTATCCTGATTACCGAGAGGCGAACAGGATATTTTTTATTTTTTGGGAAGCCTGTAAAGCTGACAATCGTTCGTTTGGAATGATATACCTGAAGATTCGTCGTTCAGGATTTTCATTCATGTCTTCTTCTGAAAGTGTCAACACAGCAACTCTTGCAAAAAATGCACGGGTTGGCATTCTGTCGAAGACAGGTTCTGATGCTAAGAAGATGTTTACCGACAAGGTTGTTCCGATAAATAGCAAGCTTCCGTTCTTCTTTAGACCCATTATGGACGGGATGGATAAGCCGAAGACTGAATTGGCATACCGTATCCCTGCGTCTAAGATTACCAAGAAGAATATGTCTGAGGTTTCTGATGAAGACATGAGTGGATTGGACACCACAATTGATTGGAAGAATACTGAAGACAACAGTTACGATGGTGAAAAGCTTTTATTCTTGGCGCATGACGAAAGCGGCAAGTGGTTAAAGCCAAACAATATCCTGAACAATTGGAGGGTGACTAAGACCTGCTTGCGGTTGGGGTCTAAAATTATTGGCAAGTGCATGATGGGGTCTACATCAAATGCTCTTGACAAAGGAGGGTCCAACTTTAAGAAGTTGTATGAGGATTCTCGTGTATCTACCCGAAACAAGAACGGTCAGACAAAAAGTGGGATGTACAATCTATTCATTCCGATGGAATGGAACATGGAAGGATTTATTGACAGGTATGGTATGCCTGTGATGCATTTAACCACCACTGAGCCTGTTAGGGGCATTGATGATGCATATATCCATCAAGGAGCGGTTGACTATTGGGAAGCTGAGGTAGAGTCTTTGAAAAGTGACCCCGATGCGTTGAATGAATTTTACAGGCAGTTCCCAAGAACAGAATCTCACGCATTCAGAGATGAGAGTAAGTCATCTATATTCAACCTTACCAAGATTTATCAGCAGATAGATTATAACGACGGAATAATGCAGGGGCAGTTTATATCTGTCGGTAACTTTCATTGGAAGGATGGAATTAAAGATTCAGAGGTTGTTTGGTCTCCTGATAGCAGAGGTAGATTTAGAGTTTCTTGGCTGCCTCCAAAAAAATTACAAAACAAAGTCATAGATAAAAATGGAAAAAGGTATCCTGCTAATGAACACCTTGGCGCGTTCGGGTGCGACCCATACGACATATCCGGAACTGTGGGGGGTGGATTTTCTAATGGTTCCCTACACGGACTTACCAAGTATCACATGGACGACGCCCCCGTCAATGAGTTCTTCCTTGAGTATATAGCACGACCACAGACTGCTGAAATATTTTTTGAAGACGTCTTAATGGCTTGCGTGTTTTATGGTATGCCTTTGTTGGCTGAAAACAACAAAGCTAGGTTGCTGTATCATTTTAAGAACAGGGGTTATAGGGGATATTCAATGAACAGACCTGACAAAGCTTTTAATAGATTGTCTGTAACCGAAAGGGAGATAGGTGGAATACCCAACTCTTCTGAAGACATAAAACAAGCTCACGCTTCAGCCATTCAATCATACATTGAAAAGTATGTGGGGTTAGATATGGAGGGTCAGTATAGGGCTTCGGATGAAATGGGAGTCATGTACTTTAACAGGACGCTTGAAGATTGGGCGAAGTTTGATGTATCTAACCGAACAAAGCACGATGCTTCAATAAGTTCGGGCTTAGCTATAATGGCCTGTCAAAAAGATATGTACGCTCCTAGAAAAGTAGAGTCCAAGAAAATAAGCATTAAATTTGCAACTTATAGCAATAAAGGGATTCAAAGCGAAATATCTTGATGAAGGAAGTTTCTGTTAACATAAACCCAATGGGTTTTCCTAGTCAGTTTGTTTCTGATGCTGAAAAAGATACCCTTGAATTTGGATTGCAAATAGGACAAGCTATTCAGTATGAATGGTTTAGAAAAGATAATTCAGTACGCGGAAGGTTTTACCAAAGATTTAATGAGTATCAAAACCTGAGGCTTTATGCTCGTGCAGAGCAATCTGTTCAGCAATACAAGAATGAGTTGGCTATTGATGGCGATTTATCTTACATCAATCTTAATTGGCAGAATGTTCCTGTAATACCAAAGTTCGTTGACATTGTAGTCAATGGAATGTCTGAAAGGCTATTCAAGGTAAAAGCTTATGCTCAAGACGCAATGTCTCAAGCAAAGCGAAGCAAGTATCAGGACATGATTGAGGGGCAAATGGTGGCTAAGGACATTCTTACTATTGTCAAAGACAAATCAGGAATGGACCCGTTTGTCATGAACCCTGACGAGTTACCTGCAAATGATGAGGAGCTTTCTCTTTATATGCAGATTAACTACAAGCCTGCTATTGAGATTGCTCAGGAAGAAGCTATATCAACTACTCTTGAAGAGAATGACTACAGTCATTTAAGAAAGAGGCTAGACTACGACCAAACGGTTTTAGGCATTTCTGTTTGCAAACATCAGTTCCTTCCGGGTGACGGAATCAAGGTTTCATACTGTGACCCTGCAAACATTGTTCATAGCTATACTGAAGACCCTTATTTTAAAGATTGTTTTTATTGGGGCGAGATAAAGACTGTTCCGATTACAGAGCTTTTGAAAATAGACCCAAGCTTAACTAATGAAGATTTAGAAAAGGTTTCTAAATACAGTCAAGCTTGGTATGACTACTTCAATGTTTCTGAGTTTTATGATGATGACATTTTTTTCAGAGACACTTGTACCCTTCTTTACTTCAACTATAAGACTGTCAAGAAGATGGTCTATAAGAAGAAGAAGCTAGAAAGCGGTGCTAGTAAGGTCATAGAAAAGGATGACACATTTGACCCTCCTCAGGAAATGATGGATGAGGGGAACTTTGAGAAAATGGAAAAGAACATTGATGTTTGGTACGATGGCGTCATGGTCATGGGAACCAACATTATGTTGAAGTGGGAGGTGATGAAGAATATGGTTCGGCCTAAGTCTACGTCACAGCACGCTATGCCAAACTATGTTGCTTGCGCTCCTCGTATGTATAAGGGCAGGATTGAGAGCATTGTGCGGAGGATGATTCCTTTTGCTGATTTGATTCAGCTTACGCACTTGAAGCTCCAACAGGTTATTGCTCGTACAGTTCCTGATGGTGTCTTTATTGATGCTGATGGTTTGAGTGAGGTTGATTTGGGTAATGGTGGCTCTTACAATCCTGAAGATGCTTTGAGGTTGTACTTCCAAACAGGTAGTGTAGTTGGGCGAAGCTATACTCAGGATGGCGACTTTAATCAGGCAAGAGTTCCTATACAGGAGTTGAGTAAAAACTCAGGAGCTTCAAAAACTCAGATGTTGATTGCGAATTACAATCATTACTTGGATATGATTAGAACTGTTACAGGTCTTAATGAGGCTCGTGATGGCTCTACTCCTGATTCTAGGTCTTTGGTTGGCGTTCAGAAGTTGGCTGCTTTGAACTCAAATACAGCCACTCGCCACATACTTGATGCTACGTTGTATGTGTTTAAAAGATTGTCTGAAGGCATTTCTTGTAGGATTGCCGACATTCTTGAGTACGCAGACTTTAAAGATGACTTTGCAAATAAAATAGGAAAGTACAATGTTTCAATTCTTAATGAGATTAAAGACCTCTATATCTACGACTTTGGAATCTTTTTGGAAGTGGCTCCGGATGAAGAGCAAAAAGCTCAGCTCGAAGCCAATATTCAAATGGCTCTATCGAAAGGTGACATCAATCTTGAAGATGCTATCGACATTCGAGAGCTAAAGAATCTTAAACTTGCTAATCAACTGCTGAAGGTTAAGCGAATCAAAAAGCAGGAAATGGACCAACAGAGCGAGATGCAAAAGCAGGCGATGATATCGCAACAGCAAGTGCAGGCTCAGCAAATGGCAGCTCAAACTGCTATGCAAAAAATACAAATGGAAACTCAGTCTAAGGTTCAGATTAAGCAGGCGGAGGCTCAGTACGAAGTTCAAAAGATGTCTGCTGAAGCTGAGTTAAAAAGAAGTTTGATGGCTGAAGAATTTAACTACAATCTTCAGTTAGCTCAGATGCAGGGCAAAGCCCTTAGTGATAGAGAGCAGGCTAGAGAAGACGCAAAGGCTAAGAGAATTAGTCAGCAGAATACTGAACAGTCTAAGTTGATTGACCAAAGGCAGAATGGATTGCCTCCAATTAACTTTGAATCTAACGAGGATAGCTTAGATGGTTTTGACCTTGCTGAGTTTTCTCCAAGATAATGTCATAAATTTGCATTAAATCTAACTACAATGGACATTAAAGTAAGAGAGGTTACAGGCGAAGAAAAGTCTGCTTCAGAAAAAGAGCAAGAGGTTTTAGATAAGGTGGAAGAGAATAGTGTCGTTGACGACACTAAATTGGAATCTACCCAAGAGCCTGAGTTAAAAGAAGAGGATGTATTGTCATACATCAAGAATAGATATGACAAAGAAATATCTTCTTTTGACGAGCTAATGAGTGAAAGGGAGAAGTCTCCTGAGTTGCCTGAAGATGTAGCCACTTATATGAAATTTAAACAGGAAACCGGTAGAGGGTTTTCTGATTTCATTAAAGCTCAAGAAGACTTTGATGAAAAGGATGAGGACGAAAGGCTAAAGGAATATTTTTTAGCTACTGAAAAAGGGGTTGACGCTGACGACGTTGAGATTATGATGGATGAGTATTCTTATGATGAAGAATACGATGATGAGGATGTTGTCAAGAAAACCAAACTGAAAAAGAAAAAAGCGGTTGCTGAGGCGAAGGATTGGTTTAATCAGAATAGGGAGCAGTACAAGGTGAAGCTTGAGTCAAGTTCATCTTCGGTTCCTGAAGCTGACAAAGAGCAATACGAAGCCTATCAACAATACATGAAGGAGGCTAAGACGGCTGAGGAGGAGAATCAAAAGAGGCGTGAGTATTTTATAAAAAGTACGAACGAAGTCTTTAGTAGCGATTTCAAAGGTTTTGAATTTGCTATTGGAGACAGGAAGTTTCTTTACTCTCCGGGTGATTTGGAAGAGGTCAAGAAGCAGCAGATGGATTCTACGTCCTTTGTAGGAAAGTTTGTAGATGAGAAAGGGTTGCTGAAAGACACGGAAGGATACCATAAGTCGTTGGCAGTGGCGTTGAACCCTGAAAAGTTTGCCAAGTTTTTTTATGAGCAAGGCAAGTCGGATGCAACAGACAGTACGATGCGTAAGATGAAAAACGTAGATATGTCTGACACGAGGGCTGTACCTCAAGTATCTCGAAAGGATGGGTTGACAATACGAGCTATTCCTTCAGAATCCGGGCGCGGACTTAAAATACGCAGCAAGAAAAGTTAACGAGACTAAAAAATAAAAAATGTCTGTACTATCATCTCCGGGCTACAACCTACAGCCCTCTTCGCAGCGCATTGCGTTGCCAACAAACTACATTACCGACTTCAACTTCTTGAATCAGTATCTGCCTGATACTTATGAAAAGGAGTTTGAGCGTTATGGTAATCGTACCGTAGCTTCTTTCCTCCGCATGGTAGGAGCTGAAATGCCAACTACTTCTGACCAAATCAAGTGGGCAGAGCAAGGTCGTCTTCACATCAAATACACTAACTGTACTTCAGATGGTGCTCCGGGTGATGATGATGCTACTATCACAGTTGGCGATTCTCTTATTCCTGACCCTGCTGCTACAGATGGCTCTGCCAACCCTTTGAACACAGGTGGTATTGCTGTTCGTGTAGGTCAGACTGTTATGATTACATCTAACACAGGGACCGGCGCTAACAAAGGTATTATTACTTCTGTTGATTACGCCGCAGGTACGTTTGATGTATCATACTACGAAGCAGGCGGTCAGGTTTTTGCCTCAGCAGAAGTATGTACTGTATTCATTTATGGCTCTGAGTTTAAGAAAGGTTCTGTTGGAATGACTGAAAGCTTGGAAGCCAACGATGAAATCTTCGACAACAGCCCTATTATCATGAAGGATGCCTATCGTGTTACAGGCTCTGACATGGCTCAGATTGGTTGGATTGAAGTGACCACCGAGAATGGCGCTACCGGATACTTGTGGTACATGAAGTCTGAGCATGAAACTCGTCTCCGCTTTGAAGACTACATGGAAACTGCAATGCTTGAGGCTGTTCCTGCTGAATCAGGTTCAGGAGCTGCTGCTCTTACAGGTAATGTTTTGGGCAACAAGGGAACTAAGGGTAT